CATATTCGCATAATTTTAATACTCATTATAATGGAAAATCTTACACCCATACCTTTGCAGCCGCTTGACACCGAATCCCTGGCAGAACGTGCCGCCGTCATTCGTGATGCGGTACAGGCAAAGACGGTATCAGCCGCACAGGTTGGCTCACTCTTTTATGATTTGGTGCAGTGCTGCGGAAATGTCCGCGACGCTCTCGAACTTTTCATAAACACCAACCTGCCGGAAATACAGCAGGACATTGACCGGCGGCTTGCCGGAGTGGACTCCGCCGTGGAAAAAGCCGCCGCGGAGTTGCAGAAGTCAGAAGCCGCACGCGCCCTGGTGGAGTCGCTGGTGGCTTCGCTATCGTCCCAAAACCTCGCCGCGCCGCTACGCATTGACATTCAGCGGTGCCCCGGTTCGGTGACACTTACCAACACAATGCGTCCGCACATCGATGCCGCCCTGTTTCCTCGCTTCGGGCTTGGCTCCATTTTCTTTTATTCCGAAAATTCAGCCGCAAGGGTAACTCCTGACGGGGAAATCATACCATTGGAGCAAGGGACCGCCCACATATATGCAGTGGCAACCGGTAACACTTCCGTTTATAAATCAATCAGCATTGAGGTCGTGCCGCCACGTCTGCGCATTGCAGGTGATGCGCTACGACTCGATGCGGAAGGTAATTTAAGACTGACGTAATGGCACAGGCAAGACATATAAACTACAAAAGCGACTTTGTTCTCCGTGAGCGTTTCCGTAATGCTTACGGGGATATTGTCGCATTGCCCGACGTGGACTTTTCGCTTGAATATCAGACCAGGCACGGGCACAAGTTCACAGCCTCACGCACAGGCGGAAAATATGAGAACTGCACGCCAGACGGCGATGCGCTTCTGGTCATTTTCAAGAACCACGGGCTTTGCGAGGGTGAGTTGTGCCGGGAACTGCATCTGTGCCTAATTAACGACCTTATGCCGGACGGTCTCCAAAATGTCTATTATCCCGAAAAAATCAATGTCCAGCTGTGGCACCTCGCCACAGACACAGAGGGCGTAATAGAGTGCGACACATTGGCTGCCTATACCCGTGGGCTTCCGTTCACTTATGAGGACTTCACACCGGAACAGCTGGAAAAGCTCAAAGGTGCCCAGGGCGACCCGTTCACTTTTGAAGATTTCACCCCTGCTCAAATAGAGTTGCTCCAGAAGCCGGCAAAGGACGCAGCGGCGCAAGCCAATGAAGCGGCACGGAAAGCCACCGAAGCGACCACAAAGATATTAGACCAGGGGCAGAAACTTGCCGACATTTCAGACAAGGCGGTCAAGGACTGCAACACCGAAACGCAGAAGGCAAAGGCCGCCACGGAACAGGCAAACACAGCCGCCGAAAACGCACAGGCTGCCGCCGTGGAGACACAGGCGGAAAGGGTGCTGACTGAACAGACACGCCAGCGGCTTGAAAGCGTGGCGGACCGTGCGGAACAAGTGGCGCTGCCCGTTCCCTCAGGTCTGCGTGTGGAAACGCCTGCACCTGTAACCGTCGGGAACCCTGTTCCACGATATATTGCGGCAAAGGTGCTGCCGCTCTCCGCACTGCAAAACATCATTTACCAGACTGACGGAACGGCTGCCGGAATTGAGCCGGACGGGCGCATTGTGCCCAAAGAACCGGGAACGCAGCGTGTGCATGTCATTCCGACAGGCGGCACACGGTACTACAAGACAGTTACCCTTACCGTTGTGGCACCTGCCCTGCGATTGTCCGCCGCCGACACTCTGCGTCTTGACGCTTCCGGAAACATACGTTTAACTTAACATTTTGGAATAATGGCAAACCTCATTACAAACATACGGGACTGGTTCGACCGCCCCACAAGGTCTGAAATAATGACATTGGCGCGTAAGGCGTCAAGCAAGCAGGGGCTCAAGGTTACGGCTCAGCTGCTCCAGCAGACCGACACCCTTACCAAAAAGGACATTGCAGACTGGCGCAGTGCCCACCAGATGGCTATTGACTACGAGAACCCCAACCGTTGCCGGCTCTATGACATTTACGCCGATGCCGTCCTGGACGCCCATCTGTCCGGCTGTATCGGGCAGCGCAAAGGCAAGACGCTTCAAAAGGACTTCCGCCTTGTCGGAAAGGACGGCAAAGAGAACACCGAAGCCACCACACTGTTGCAGCAGGAATGGTTCACGGACTTCATGGATCTTTGCCTTGACAGTCGCTTTTGGGGTCCGACCCTCATACAGCTGGGGGACATTATACACGACGAAGACGGCATTATGCGTTTTGACGGTGTGGACCTCGTGCCGCGCAAGCACGTTGTGCCTGAATATGGCGTCGTGGTAAGGTCGCCGGGCGACGACTGGCACAGCGGCATATCTTACACTGACGGGGACTTCGCCAACTGGGTTGTGCCGGTCGGCAAGGGGCGTGATCTTGGTCTGCTGTTGAAGTGCTGCCCCTCCTGCATATCAAAAAAGAACATGTTGGCTTTCTGGGATATGTTCGGTGAGATTTTCGGGCAGCCTATGCGTATCGCTCACACTTCAAGTCCGGACGAAAGCGAGCGCAGACGGATTGAGGAAGCACTCCAGAATATGGGCGCAGCGTTCTGGTCGCTGTTCCCGGAAGGCACGGACATAGAAATCAAGGAAAGCAGCAGGGGCGATGCCTACAATGTCTATGACAAGCGTGTGGACCGTTGCAACTCGGAACTTTCCAAAGCGGTGCTGATGCAGACAATGACCATTGACTCGGGTTCCTCGCTCTCACAGTCAGAGGTGCACCTTGAAATTTTTGAGCGTGTAACGGAAAGCGATGCCGCAATGGTGGCGAATGTCGTCAATGGGCGTCTGTTGCCGCTTATGGTGCGCCACGGCTTCCCTGTGCAGGGCTTGCGCTTCCAATGGAACAACGCTGCCTCATACACACCGGCTGAACAGCGAGAAATTGAACGCCTGCTGTTGGAGTATTACGAAATTCCACCGGAATACTTCACGGACAAATACGGCGTGCAGATCACCGGTGCCCGTGAAGCAAAGACACAGCCGGACCGTTTTTTCGACTAAGCCCCGCACCTGATGCAGGGCTGCGGGGCTCATATCGCGCATTTAACCGCGCTTTGGGCGACTTGTATAGCGATGACCTCCTGCGCCTCGCAGAAGGCGACACGCGCCCCGATTTTGACGACACGGCTTTCTTTGACGCCGCCGGTATGGTCTATAAGGCGGGGAAGTTTGACGCGTCCATGCTGAACACGCCCGAAGCTCGCAAAATGATTGCTGAAACGCTCCGCGTGCTTAAAACAGGAATTGATGCAGGACTGCCGGTTGAAGTACCGGAAGTGCTGCGCTATGCGCTTGAAAACAACGCTTTCATTTTCTCCGGCTTCAAGGCGTTTCACACTCTCCGCGAAGTGGGTTTGTCCCTGCTTACCGACAAGGGCGAAATAAAGCCTTTTGAAGCATTCCGCAACGACGTTGGGAATGTAAACAAGCGGTATAATCATAATTACCTGTATGCTGAATATAACCACGCCGTTGGGGCTTCGCTAATGGCTTCACGCTGGCAGCAGATTGAAGCCGACGGGGACAAATACGACCTGCAATACCGCACGGCTCAGGACGACCGCGTGCGTGAGGATCACGCCATACTGCACGGCACGACGCTGCCGCCGTCTGACCCGTTCTGGGGCAAGTATATGCCGCCTAATGGGTGGAACTGCCGTTGTACCGCCGTACAGGTCAGAAAGGGCAAATATCCGCTTTCTGACCCTACATTGTCTATGCAGAAGGGTGACAACTGCACCGAAGCCGCAAAACAGCAGATTTTCCGCTTTAATCCGGGCAAGGAACTGCAACTGTTCCCTCCCAAGCACCCATATTTCAAGGCACCGGAAACGGCTAAAAAAGTTGTGGGGCAATTAAGCGACGAACAGAAACGAGAGCAGCGCATTACCGAAATTATTGCGGAACTGCCTGCACATCTTACCGAGACGGAAAAACAAGCATTGGCAGAACACTGCCTTAAACTTGAAAAAGACCTCGGCATCACAAAGGGCAAGCCTATGAGCGTGGACGATGCTGACAAGCAATCGGCAAACCCGAACTTCAGCAAGTCGCGGACATACCAGATTAACTGCCAAACGTGCGCACCGGCCTATGTGCTGCGTCTGCTTGGATTTGATGTTGTGGCAAAAGCCAACACAAAAGGTTCATTGTCTGAGTATTTGTCGCGTCAGCATTCTTTTGAAGCATGGCTAAAACCGGACGGAACAGCCCCCAAAGCATCACTCACTTACGACTGGATGATAGGTAAGGGCTATAAACAGATGTCTAAAAAGCGTTATGAAGAATACTTCAAGGAATGCTGTAAGGAAACAGGCGTGTATATTCTCACTATCGGTTGGAAAGGCGGTGGTGGTCATGCCACTATTTTGCAAAGATTTGAGGACGGTTCATTAAGTTATATTGAGCCACAAATATACAACGGCAAAAGTTCCAAACGCAGCATTGACGAATTATGCGAAAGCGGAGCACTTAAACCTGTTAAAACACGTGGCGTTATGCGTGTGGATAATCTTCTGTTTAATCAGAAATTTGCGTCAATCTTTGAAAAAGCGCCTAAGTAAATGCAATGCGTCAAAACCTGTAACTTCCGTGATTTTATTTTCTTTCAAAAGATAGACAAACGGAAAACCGGCATCCACATCATCGGGGAAATGGTAATAATAAGCCTCGGCACCTTCATACTCTCCAAGGTGCTCGATACGGTCGCCATATTGCTCAACAAGCCAATGCGCCGCTATCCTTATTTGCGTAGGTATATCCATTTTGCGCAAAATTACAATTTTTATTTGATTAAATAATCATTAAACGCCAATTAAATGCTCAACGCCAACGAATTAAAAACGGACATACTCAACGATATGCGTGTGGAACTGTCGGAAGAGTTTGACCGGAACTTTGAGCGCAAAGCCTTTTTCTCGGACAAATGGAAGCCACGCGCATACGATTACCCCAAGGGTTCGCTCCTGCTCGTTACCGGGGCAATGCGCCGCTCGACGCAGGGGCGCGTTGAGGGCAACGGCGTGCGGTTCTCATCAGCACTGGCATACGCTGCCATTCACAATGAAGGCGGCACAGGGTTTAAGCCTGTCAAGTCGCACCAGCGCAAATCAAAGAAAGGAAAGGTTTACACGGTCCGCGCACATACACGAAGATTCACAATGCCGAAACGTCAGTTTATCGGGGACGGTCCGGACACGCAGCGACTTATCAAGGGCGTTATTGACGCCAATCTGCAAAAATTCAATTTATCATTAACCAACTTCATAAAGAAATGAGAAAAGCAATTTTTTTAGCCATTGCGGAAGCTCTTTGCCCTGCAAACCCAGCTGACCCGAATGCCGACACGTCAAAAAATATAGTCCCGTATGTGGACTTATGGAATGACCAGGTAAACCTCCTTGGTGGCGGGACAGTCTTTGAAACGCCTGCGGTGTTCGTGGAGTTTGAACAAATAGACTGGAAACAGCAGAATGCCGGGGCACGCCGTGGTGATGTTGCGGTACGTCTCCACATCGTAACCCATGCCGTGGCGGCACACGGCTTTCACGATCAGCGTATGGGGGAAGTTCTTGCAGTGTTTGACTTGATAAATACAATCAACGCCAAAATGCAGGGGCTGCGCGGTGAAGGCTTTGCCGGCTTCCAGCTCACCACCTCTGCAACCAACCACAACCACGCCGAACTCGTGGAGAATGTGGAACGGCTGGTAACGTCCGCCCAGGACTGTACCGGAATGCGTCAGTTTACACACGCTATCGGGCTCTCTGCGGACATTTCAACCACGAAGCAATAAACAGCACCCCCGACGGCTCAAAGTCCGTCAGGGGTGCCATTAAATGCCCTAATCAAATAGTGTAGGTGTAGTGTCTTGCTGGGGTTGCTGCTCATTGTCAGGGGATATTCCCAAATAACTCAGGTAAGTGCGGTAACAGATACCAAACTCTGGCTCAATCCAATGCCGCCAAACAGCCCTGTAACATTTTGCCTGGTTCCCGGCTTCATAATGCAGTGCGGTGAGCGCTCTAATCTTTTTCGCTCTCGCTATCGTACTTTTATGCCGCTTACTCATTGTCATTTGCCCGATTATTAGTACCTTTGCGCTATCCTTTTACATCGGGCGGCGTCTGTTTACTGCTTTCGGGCAAATGAGCTACGCTGCTTTTTTTATGCTCCCGTTTCGGCTTCCGGTTTTTCTGCTTCCTGCTCAGTTTCCGCCATATCAACATCAGTTATGCCAAGCGGAATGTTACGCCACCCGTTGCCGGTTGTCTCATCACGATACTGCGCACGGATATATCGGCGCGTTTCGGTAGGCATATAACTTTCTTGAATGATTTTAACGCCCTCCTTGAACTGGTCGTCGCTGCTTTCCTCTGCCATTTTCGCCAGCTGAAGCACACGGCTTGCATTGAGGTTGCCCTGCTTGTCCTTGCTCAACAGCCGAAGCACTGTATTTACAAGGGTCTTGGTCTTTTCATCTGTGGCAAGGCTTTCAATGTACTTGCGCACCATTGCGATACCGGTTTCCGCCATATCACTCCAGCCGTCAACTGTATTGACACCAAGAGTCAGGCGCAGGTTGCTTTCTGAATTTGTGAAAGTGTGGCTGTACTGGCCGTCTTCCTTGAAGCCCACGACTTCCTCTTTCATTTCAAGAACGGTTTTGAAGTTACTGAAAACCGTGTCTTTCACCGTGCGTATGTCCTGGCTGAGCTTGCGAAGCTCCGGCACGGCTTGCGCCAGTTCCTCATCTACCAGTTGCTGATACGACACGCGGGCTGCCTTGCGACGCTCCGCTGCTTCCTTTTTCTCTTTGTCAGCCTTGTAGGCTTCCCATTCTTCCCGCTCTTTGGCGGTCATTGTTACCTGTTCACTCATTGTTTTAACGGGTTTTAATTGATTATTAAATACTGTTTATATTCGCCTTTTCCCTTTTACACCGGCGCAGTGTCAGTTGTCGTAATCTTCGGTGTCCGGCGACTCGAAGTCAAGCGAGCCTGTCTCCTCACTTGCCCACCATGCAAGGTCGTCCAGCAATTCGATTTTGGCGTTTTCTGCCATTTCTGCCGTCTGTTCCTGCACATAGGCTTTAATCCTTTCCAGTTCCTTGCTCATTGTTCCGCTTGCTTAGTTCTATTCGTTTCGGTAATACCACCACATAATTACAGGCATCACAACAACGGCCACAAGTCGCTACAGGGTACGGGTCATTGCCGCCTTTTCTCAGCTCTCCGCCACAAATGCAGCAGCGTTCTTGCTTCTCTTTTTCCATACTGGTTCAATTTAATACAGGGTTGGTTATTTTGCTTCCGCCAAGTGTCTGCACAAGCAATGCGCTTGTAAGCGCGTCCACATTCTTAATGTCCTTGGTCTTGTTGTTGAATGCCGCTATAAGGTTGCGCAGCCGTTCCCTCGGTATCTTGTTGAAGTCGCTGTAACCGGAAGCACGGCACGCAATGCCTTTAATCTTGCTTATATTCTGTTCCTGGCTCGTTTCTCGCAACCAGCAGCCTATTGCCGCAATCAGTTGTTTTCTCAGTTTGTCAAGCGATGCGGTGCCGTCCTTATGGTTCACCTGTTCACTCAATTTGGCGCAAATGTCTATTAACTGGTGCTGGCTGAGGTCCCGGCTGCTCTCTACGCCCCAGCTCTGCAACAGCGTGCTTTTTTGGTCCTCTGACATACCAAGGACACTGCAAAGGGTATGGAACTTTTTAAGTAGTCCACGGTGGATCTGGTCCATTGTCTTGTTTTCTTTTGCCATAATCATTTTTCTTTTATTTGATTTAACCAGTAGGCGTCTGCGCCCTCTTTCCAGATAATGAAGTCCTTGCCTCCCTCCCCAAGTTCCGGCACCTCGTAGCGTGTTGTTACAAATGCCTTGTAACCCTCCACCCTGATTTTTATTTCAGCGTCATAGCGGATTGATACCGCGAGGTTCCCTTTGGGTTCCCCGTGCTTCTCCTGGCTTATGAAAATGAAAAGTTTGTCCGGAAACTCTTCTTTTAACTTGGTGTAGTCGTTCCACTTCCAGCCGTGCAGATATTGCACACTGTCAATTACTACGACTTCGGGGCTTTTACGCTTGCGCAGCCTGATGCGAAGGTCTGCCATACATTCCTTGTTGAGCAGAATTATTTGGCTGCCTACTTCCTCCATTCCCACGCGCTCCCAAGCCTTTTGCAGGGACAGGCTCAAACCCTGTTCAAGTGAGTTATAAGCCACACGCCGGAACTTACACAGATACTTGCAAAGCATCAGCAGGAAAGTGGTCTTGCCGCTGCCGCTTCCACCGAAAATCAGCCAAGCGCCGCGCAGCTCTGGACGGCCGAAGCTCGCCAAATACGGCCCGTCAAAATCTGCCGTCTCGAACTGCGCCGCCAACACGTTTTTATTGCTTATTGCTCTGTCCATATTGCATTAAATCCTCTGTATATTCTTATCTTTCAACACGACACCGCAGAAGCCTCCGTTACGTACAACCTTGACTAATGCCCTATATTTTGCCGCCACATCTTCAACGGTATCACCTGTTATGGTTATTTCTATGAACCGAAGGCGCAAGCGTGTGCGCAGTTTCACCGTGAAATCTACCGGCAAGTTATTTTCAAGCCATTGCCCCAACAATTCCGGCACCGCTTTCGCTTCAAGTCCTATACTGAATTTGCAGCTCATCATTTCGCTTCTTTTCTAAACCAGCCGACCATGTTTTTAACGAAGTCGCCCACGCAGTCCAAAAATTCCCCGAAGTCATTTGTATGCACGATCACGCGCACAATGGCCAGCGGCAAATAAATCACATACAATGCGCAGACGGCAATGCCGGCAATGGCGTAGCCTATTGCAACAAGCACTCTGTTTAATACTTTGCTTTTCATAACGCACCTCCTTTCAGGATTGCCCATACACTGCGCTTCACACGGCGAAGGTCGCCCTCACTTTCGTTTATAATCCTGTTAATCCCTTTGTTGTCATTCAGTCCGTTTGCGACACATACGGCCGCTATATCCTCGCTGTTCAATACTGGCAGTTTCACGAACTTGCGACCGATGCGGCTGTATATTTCAGCATATCCCTTACGGTTCAGCCTTACACCGCGTTCAATGCGCTTTTGCAGGAAGCTGGTAGCGGTCAAGATTATGCCGCAG